CGTGGTGTGTTCTGGGTAACTCTAAAATAGCATGGTCCATATTTGATTTATTGTTGTTGACACTGTGTCCGAGTGGTCTAAGGAGGCAGACTTAAGCTCTGCTGCACTATGTGCGCATGGGTTCGAACCCCATCGGTGTCAATTAATCAAGTATCTTTTTTATCTTTCAAATAGATATAATCTATTTTAAGTCAATAAACTAAATTAATCAATACTACTTTGCTTTTACAAAGAATTATAAAAATCTTATTTATTTTACCACCATTTATCTTCTTCAACTATAAAACCTTGAAATGTTTTGTTTTTTTGCAATTCTAATACCGTTTCCCATCCTAAGTTATCATCTTTAATTCTTTTTATTTGTTGGAGTTGTTTTTCAATCCACTCATTAATATTAAAATGTTCAGGGATTTTGTTACTCTTCTGATGTTGATTTTCTTTACTTGGTAATTTTTGTAAATTCGTATAATGAAAACAAGCTTTTTGATGATTTGGGTCAGTGAAATCAAATGCACTACATGGAATTATATGGTCCACATCATATTCAACATTTTGAATGATACCATATTTGAAATCTAAATATGAATGAAGATTTTTCCATGAACATCCAGTTAATTTTAATGTGCTATTACTTTTTTTACCTGCTTTTCGCTGTAATGCTTTAACTAACCTAACTCTTAAATTACATGATATTCTATAAGACTCGTCATGTTTTTTTCTTTCAACTCTTCTTTTATTATGTATTGGTTTATACTCATGATGATACTGTTTCATTTTTTCTTTATTTTCTGTCCTATAAACCTTTTTATATTCAGATCTTTTATCTTTATTTTTTATTTCCCATTGCTTTTTTCTTAATGATATTTTTTCTTTGTTTTCTGAATGATATTTCTTTTTTCGTTCTTTTATTACTTCTGTATTTTTTTTACGATACTCTTTTTTATTTGCACTAATTGATTCTTTATTTTCAATAGTATATTGTTTTGAACAATTATTCTTACATTCTTTACAGCGATTACTCAATCCATCTTTACGAGATTTATCTTTATGAAACTCACCCAAATCTTTATCAATGTTGCATTTTGAACATATTTTATGGTTTTTAGATAATAAGTCATTATAGTTGTCTTTCAAAACACTTGGTTTCTTGTTATTTATACATTCTTTACAAGCACTTCTATGACCGTCTTTTCTATTATTATCCTTATGAAACTCCCCAAAATCTTTATCAACATTACATTTGCTGCAATTTTTAGAAGTCATGTTTAGATCTAATTCATGTGTTATAATCGTGATCGTTGTTAATCTTTAAATTATTTTCATCTTAGATGTTCTATTAAAAAAAATATATTAAATAAATAAATGCTCTGTGAAGTAATCGATGGTAAAAAGTATTCTCGAGCAGACCTGAATGAAATTGCAAAAGTTTGCAACATTAAGAATAAACACACATACCGTAAGGAAGAGTTATATCAATTGATTAAGAAAACTTCACAATCTAAAAAATTATCAACAGATTGTGTGAAAAATGCGTTTTCGAAGTGCAATGTAAACATTTCAAAGAAAGAAATTGACGAAGTTTTGACATTGTTGAAAGAAAAGAATATATTGCTTCCTACGAACGTTGTGGACATAGATTTTAAAAAAACAACGCAATCATCTACAGCCTCAACTGGTGCATACATTGAGAACAATTTCGAAGCGTTCGCCAAATCTTTCGATGATGAATTGATGGGTTTCGTAAAGAATAAAAACACGAAACCTCTTATGAGAGCATTTGTTCCAGGTGGATACGGATTGAGGATGCTTTTCGAACATAAATATGGTAAAAAGAATCTCTTGGAACCAGGTGATTTAGACATTACACTTAGTATTCATGATTCGAAATTAAGTGTTTCTCAGTGTAAAAGCCACATCCTAAAGAAATGTGAAAGTTTCATAAAATCCAGATCTGATTCACACAACTATCACATCTCCGCTTGGGACTTCCCGCCTGTATATAATCCGATACTCAAAATGAAAAGATTCAGTTTGATATCAATTACTTACAAAAAAGACGAGTTTGTTGACATGGTCATCACTGATAGAGAAATAAAAGCCGAAGACATTGATAAATCAGTGAGTTTGAAGTGTAATTTACCAATTAAACACGACGAAGGTTATCTCTTCGAATATTTCCAGATCATATATATGGAGAATGTGCCTGGCGTCGATCACTATTGTTATTTAAAAAGAAATCCTGTTACCGGTAAATTCAGTTGTAAAGGTGTCAAGGATATTGATAGAGTAAATATATTGTGCAAGTTATCGAAGTCAGCAAAGTTTAAAGAATATTGTGACTTGGTACAACTGGTGAATGTTGAAAAATTGAAGAAGATGACTCAAGGAGAGAGGGATAAGGTGTTCTTACAACTCAGAAACGTTATATAGATTCCCATTTTATACAAAAACTAGATTCAATATTTTTGCGATTGCTGAGCATGTCCTTAAATATTATCCGGATTTCAGTTTATTATATCCATAAATAACTAATATGGCTAATTTCAAAGACTCGCCTATTTTCGATCGAACGGCTGAAGGCGACGAGTACATGACGCGGTTCGAAACATTTAAAGATTTAATGCCATTCCTACCATCTAAATATAAAAATGGAAAAATGAAACTTTTTGAACCATTTTATGGTGATGGAGGATCAACAAAATATCTTCGGAAACTGGGTTTTGATGTATATTCAAAAAAAGGGGCGGACTTTTTTGATTATACAAAGGATGATATTAAACGATTGAAGATTGATTTTATATACAGTAACCCGCCATTTTTAGACAAAGCAAAAGTGTTAGAGAGACTAAAGCAACTTGGCTTACCTTTTGTGCTCATTCTCCCGGCCACTGTACTTCATACACAATATTTCGAAAAGACATTTGGCGATGATAAGGATATTCAACTCGTTATCCCTTCTAGGAAGATTCAGTATGACAAGGTTGGTTTAGAAATACAGAAGAATAATGCTTCGTTCTACTCATTATATTTGGCATGGAAGATGAATTTGGAAAGAGCAATAGAAATAACAGACAAAAATGGCAAAAAGAAAATAATAAAGGAAAAAAGGGATATCATCTTTTTCGAAAATAAGATGACTGATGGATCTGCTAAAACTAAAAAGGTTGCTAAAGTCAAAAAATCAATTAAACCATAACTTCCTTCAATGTCTAATATTCATTTATATCATCAGTTCAAATTCGCGACGTAATCTGTTTCTACACATTTTAAACGAAGGATTACTAAAGACTTGTTTCACCTGTGTATTTATTATATTTATTTTTTGAACCATATCATGTCTATTTTCTGCAATGTATTTCAATTTCCATTCATTGAAACCTAATTTTATTATTCGCTCTACAATTCTCATAGTCATTCCATATGACGCCCCAGAATGCCCCACACGATAATCTGCAAAACGATATAGTATTTCGAACTCTTCTTTTTTATCAACAGGAGTTTCAAACATGAAGCTCTTTATTTCCATTTGTTTTATGTAATCAACTAAATCACATTTGATGACAGCATTGTATCCATCCAAAATACCCATTCTCCATAATGGATCGATGACGAAGTATAAATCCGATTCTGTAATCATTTTTGATATGTACATTGATGTAAATATCAATTTTTTATATTTTATTTGAGAGCGTTTATGACACAATATTTCAAACAACACAAAATATTAATACACATATATGAATACAAAAGTAATTTCATTATTCACTGGAATAGGTGGTATGGATATGGGTTTCGAAGGCAATGTCATAGTTCACAAAGATTCTATCGCGAATACAGAATTCATTAAAGAACGTCATGAGATTGATGGTTTCGTAGAATTACATAATCACAACTTTGATATAGTTTTCCAAAACGATATTCTGAAAGGAGCCAAAGAAGTTTACGGGTTCAATAAAACTCGAACTCAAGAAAGTTACAAAACTGAAAGTATATATGATCTGTTAAAGAAAGACTTTACCTTTCATGAAGCAGAAGTCGTCGTAGGTGGATTTCCTTGCCAAGATTTCAGCCATTGTGGTAAAAGAGGTGGATTTACAAGTAATAAATCTCATGATTTGAAAAGCATTGTCAATGAATCAAATGATAACAGTAGAGGAACATTATATAAATGCTTCGTTGAAGTAGTAAAGAGAGTAAAACCTAAAGTATTTGTTGCTGAAAATGTATACGGTCTATTAACGATGGAGACGAATCCTATTGAACACATTATAGAAGATTTTAGTGCTTGTGGATATGATGTTAAATATCAAGTCGTTTATTGCCCCGATTTCGGTATTCCTCAAACGAGGAAACGTGTCATAATTATGGGTATTTTAAGAAATCGAGATTCAACGAACGTTTTATTAACTGAAGATTGGAACGTAATAACAAAAAATAAGACTGAATGTCATATCGGAAAATATTTCAGTCATCTAGAAGAACCAACAGAAACTAATGACATTGCGCAAGAATTATATTCCAAAGCTAAGAAGCTTCCTAAAGGACAGGGGCAAATAGAAATTGACTTACGTTCATTCGCCCCTACAATGCGGGCAGAACATCATGGTAATATCGAGTTCAGAAGACATGAGAATAGTAAATTAAATGCTCAAGAAAGACATTTGTCTGAAAGAAGGCTAACTGTAAGGGAAGCAGGATTAATACAAACATTTCCACCAAATTATATTTTCATGAAAACAAAAACAATGGTTGCGTATAAATACATAGGTAATGCAGTTCCACCTTTATTAGGCTACTTAATAGCAGATAAAGTTAAAGAACTATTGAATGAATATTTTTAAAAAAATCATAACAGTGCTGATTTTACATACGGTAAAAACCTCGCTCTATTCTCCTTATCTCCCTCCCTATCATCTGTCGCCAAAGTATCCATGAGAGACTTAACTACAGAGCATCTTATTCCGCGGATAGTTCCCTCTTCTTCGCACTCTCTCAAGCCATCTCCACAAACTTCTCCAGATTTTGTGAGCAAGGTTTCGAGCACTTCGATGAGTGGTAATGTTTTCTTTTCATCACCTATTTGCACTTGAGCGAATTTACTTTTACTCCCTTCTATCAAACGTATACTGTCGTTCTGAGGGACGTTTTTATTTTTGAAAATCGCTGTTATTGCTTCTAAAATCATCATGTGAGCATCCTGTTTGCTCTTGTAATACATCTTTCTTATTACATTATTTGTCATATGTTCAATATCGGGATTGTCATAACTGTTTATTTGAATAGTGTTGTTATTTGTCGTATTATTTTGTATTATTATTGGTTTATTGGATTTTAAAAATTCATTCTCTTGCTTCAATATTTCATTCTCTTCTTCCAAAGTTAAATGATTTATCTGTTCATCATAATTTTCCACATATTCTGGTGGTGAACATTTAACATTTTTTGTGTGTTCATATTTTGTAAATCTACTCGAGAACACCTTCATGCAAGTTGAACATTGTAAGTTATCAACACCTTTACATTTACTTTGATGGCGCTTCAAACTTTTCTCACAAGAAAGCACTTTGCAGCATTTGACACATGTGAGT